CCACTCTTCACCATCGATCCAATTTAAACCCAAAACAAAATAAGGAAAAAACTTGCTTCCCATGCGTTTTGGATAAAACGGATCCTTCACCCACTTTTCGCAACCCTCAACCCAAGTATATACTGTTTGCGTTGAACGATCCCAATATTCCCATACGGCCATAGCTAAATTAACATCTTCAGTTTGACCAGTTGTTGTGTGTCCATCTCTACGCAAACGATTTACTATACCATCCTGCGTTCTACGGTATATTGTAAACTTCTCAATTTCTTCTTTTGTAAGGTTAAATCTTTCCATAACATCTGTTGGTGTCATCCAAGTTACATTAGCAATCCACTTTGCTTGGTCATAATCTTGTAGTGTATCAAGAGATGTATCCATGCGAAAATCTTCTGGTCGAATAAATCCTATATTCAAACCTTCACGCTGCATTACCTCTACATTAGCTTGAAGAGAAGCAATAGTGTTTTGAACCTCTTCTATTAACTGATCTTTTTCACCCGTGTATTCATTATTAGATTGAAGTTGCTCTATATCACTTCTAATCATTGCTAAACTATCTTGTGCATCATTAAACTGTCTACTTACTAATGGATCTGTATAGTAATCTCTTTGGTAAGTAACCTTCACAACGCCAATTTTACTAGTCATGCAGGATCGTAAAACTTGTTTTGCAATCTTTTTTAAATCTGCATTTTTTAAAGATTCATTTAAAACAATTTGAAGCGTCTGAGAAAATAAATCAGCTATACGATATTCATAACCACTTGGTTCTACCCATGCATCCGGTCGTATTCTTATTTCCGGATTCTTTGCGTAAATATGAGGTAACAACCCCTGCAATGTAGCATGGATAATATTACCCTTAATTAATCGATTGCCTTCTTGTAACACCTGCGTGTCGGTCATTACTTGCGACCGTTCATTCAATCTACCTAATGCATATCTCCTTGCATGCTCTATTTCTTTATATTTGACCTTCCATTTCTTATATGAAAGCTCAACATTTTGTTGAAACTTTTTAAGCAAACCCGTAGCATTTGGATTTATCTGAGCATTTAAATCAGTCGTAGCACTGAGTACACCTAAATTATCGGCCATGAGCTATCCCTATCGTATAAGTCATCAATTTGGTCTAACCATTCCATTGTAAAGGGTTTTGATCCTTTATTCTTTGGTTTCGGTTTTATTGTTCTTGCGCGTCTCAACATTAATCCATATCTTGTTGCATCAAATAAATGATCTTCTGCGCTTGTATCTATATCCTCCACCCTTTTAGGGTCTGCAGGCAATGACGGAACCGTACGCAACCAATGCTTGCAGCTACTGAAAACCTTAAGACTTTGATTCGAAAGCCTATCAACAATCTCTTGCAAGCCCTGTACTCTAGATCCTGGACCTTTCGCGCTAGACTCCCAAACAACACCATAATCAGCAAATACGTCTGCAACACTTTTATGGCGACCGTCACGCATGAAGATCGCAGAATCTGCAACGTTGCTTTTAAACTTAACCTTAAGTTTTCTCTCAACATCTTCTGCATCGTTTATATCCCTTGCTATTTCTTCTATTGGTGATTCACTACCCTTGTTTGGTTTAGAACTCCAATAGCGTTCTCTATAGATATAGATTATACCATCATAGTCTTGAGTGAACCAGACACATCCAGCTGGAGACTTGTAACCATGGTCATATGATTTCCATCTTTTCCATTCTAAAGGGATCTCAAATGGTTCCACTACGTGTATCTTTGGATCCCATACGCCTTCGAAGAAAGCGCCTGGTGCTATGTTCCAATCACCATCCAACCACGCTCTTACGAGCCATTCTGGTCCACTCTTTTTGATCCGGTCAATGTAACCCGGGTCGTTCTCCATCAGAGGAGTGTTGTCTTGTATCTTAGATGGGATAAAAATCGATTCCCCACCTTCGTTGTCAATGTATCTTTCTTTTACCCAGTTATGTCCGGGTCCACCTGGGTTAGCAGAGGCTCTGAATAGAACTGGTACGCCGGCAGCCGAACGCATGGTAGCCCCAAGCATATCAATAGGTTCTGGTGATGGCCAGTTGCCAAGTTCATCAAAACCTAGGAAAGTTACAGAAAAACCCTGCAACTTCATAGCATCAGAGTCTTCATCAAGATGCTTAAGCTGTAGCACAGCTCCGCTGGGCGCGACCCATTTTCTCTCACCAACCTTCCACTCCCAACCTTCTTGCACGAAGACATACTGACCCAACTTTACAAGTTCTCCCGTTTCTGGGAATGACCGGCGGAACAGAAGACCCTGTGCTTCCTTTCCGTATTTCTCTGCATGCTTGCGAAATGCTAAAAGCATTCCAACACTTTTAGAACCTCCTCGCGCTCCGCCAAACAGTATATGAGGATGCTCACTATCAACAAATTTCTTCTGTGGACCTTCGAGTGCTGTCCAGCGTGTCTTCCGCGATTCCATGCGTCGTTGCATTTCTGATAACAGCAGAGCACGGATTTCATCTTTGGGTAGTCCATTTGCCAAAGCTATAGATAAGCTCATGACTGCCCTAAACCCATGGCAGAAATTTGCTTACGCGGAACAGCAAAGGAAGTTATGGTTGGGGTAGATGAATAATTACCACGATACCAAAATGGATACCACTGTGACGTAACTGGATCAAGGTAATAATCGGACCCAAAACCCCAGTGCTCTTGTATTGTAGTTGTTGTCATTGTTACCATGTCACTATTTGAGCTGTATTCTATTCCAGTAATGTACCCCAAAATTAATTCTTTTATAGTTGCGCCAGCTGTATGACCAGTAGCTGTTGTCCCAAACATTCCTCTTTCTGATACACTAGGTACAATAAATTCATCTACGATTGACCCAGTCACAGCATCTATATAAGGATAATATTTAGTACCAGCAGCATCAGGCAGTGTATATCGTGGGTTTTGATATCTTATGATCTCATCATCGATCATCATAAACGGCCCCAAAGATATTGATATTTCTTGCGGTATTTGTTCATCTGCAGGAGTCTGCGGTGTCATAGGTCCATTTAACCAAACTATATGGCGCAGACCTCCTTCATTTAAATCTGTAGAAGTTATGGTTAAATCTGTAGAGTTTATAGTATAGTCTAATGTGCCGGAATATCCAAATTCAGAATATAATAGAGATGGTGGGTTTGGATTTTTTCCTCTAAAGCTAATACCCGTAGCAGCCCAATATGATAGATATGTGTCAACCATTGTCGACATTAACATCGGCTTTACATCAGCAGCAGTAGACCAAGGAACTTCATCAAGATACGATATAACATCTGGCATTCCTTTACCAATGGCAGGGAATACAGTTTCTGTTACACTGGTTAACGCCATCGTTATGTAATCTCTATCATAGAGATATTATCTTCTGGTATAGAAAATAATACAATAGAAGCAACTCCAACAGCAACCGTATACTGTGTAGTGGTAGACCAGACATTAACAAAACCAGAATCTGTATTATATTCGATACGACTTATCACACCGCGTAATATTTCTTTGATATCTTGAGGCGCCGTATGAGTTGCTGCTGTTGTGCCTAGTACGCCACGGCTAGCTGTCGATGGAATAGTAAATGTACCACCAGAACCACTTCTAGCACTGTAATACATTACCTCAGTCTCTATCATTAAATAACCAGTAGCTGGAAAATCATCGATGTCAGCAGCTGATGAACTAGAAGAAATTGTTAAAGCAGTAGCGTTTACTGTTACATCCATAACCGCTTCATTAGAGCCAAGCTTCGTGTATAAATACCCAGCGTCTGATAATACAACTACGTCTGTTCCTGCGCTCCAAGGAATCTGATCAACGTAATCTATAACCTCCGGCATACCTTTGGTTGCAGCCGGCATGATAACACGCTGGATGTTCTTAATAACAGCCATAACTAGTAAGCGCGTTTAGCTGTGCTTTTCTTGCGTCCTTGTGTTACTGTCTGACCAGTTTTCTTGGCCTCTTGCTTAGCTGCTTTTTTTCCCTTTGCTGTATAAGCAAAATGTTTGTCTCCAACCTTTGGCATTACGATTTCCCCGCTTGTTTGATTCCAGGATACTTTCTCTTTACCGCTGACTTGACCCGCGATTTCAATGCTTGTGTTCCGTGTTGAGAAACTCTAGCTAAAGCATTCCTTGCATGGCTAGCATCGTTAATTGGATAACTCCTATCAGGACCCGCGAAGTCTTTAGACGGGATTGCTTTTCTTTTTGCTGTGGTTAGTTTAGCCATAGTTACAAACCGCCTAACGATCCAAATGGTCCGCCAAAGTAACCTCCACCGCCAGGACTAAAAGATGTAGGTCCACTTGATGGTGCCGGACCAAAAGATTCACGAAACCTTCTTAAATCCTCTACAAAGGTAGGGTCCATCATACGCTCGCCAAAGCCGGGTGACCTAGTATCGAAAGGATCCATAAATGAT